TGGCACGTTAGTACAAAAAGGCTATCATAATCCCGGTGGGTCTGGTAATTGGCCGAATCATCATTATGGAGTTCATGGAGACGGTACTTATGTTTATTTGGCTAATTGCGACGGCGGACTTCATTCTTATACTGTAGATCCTTCAACTGGTGCATTTACTCACATTGATTCTGACGATCAAGGCGGTCATGCAAATGATGTTTTCTGCCAAGACGGTCTTATTTTTGTGGCTAACGGATCTTTAGGACTTTGTTCTTATATATCAAGCGGTGGAATGTTAACACTCTTAGATTCTAATAATGAGTGCGCGGACGCTCGGGGAGTTTGGGGAGATGGCACTCTCATTTATGTTGCTGATTGGAACGGAGGCCTCCATGTTTATTCTTATGATGATGCCGGTGCTTTGACACATCAAGACAGTGATGATCCGGGTTCTTATGCAGAAGATGTTTATTGCGATGGCACATTTATATACTTGGCGAATAATGCTAATGGACTTTATTCTTTTTCATCTGCGGAGGTAAGTTGCTAAAAAAGCTTTCGAAAGATTAGTGAAATATTTTATTAAGGAGATAAATAATGGCAACCAAGGTAGTACAAAATTTCTTATATTTAATGGCTAAGGGAAGTGTTGATCTTGATACGGATTCGCTGATTTGGATTCTTATGGATACTGGTTTTACGTTCGATCAAGCAAACCATCATGACTATGGTGATGTGTCTGGTTCAGAACTTTCAACAGGTAATGGCTATACACAGAAGACCAAAGCTGCAGCGGGTATTTCTATTACAAGAGATGACTCGTTATATAAGGTTACGATTACTTGGAGTAATCCTCAGTGGACAGCTTCTGGTGGAAATATAGGTCCTTCACCTGGCGCGTTTCTTCTTAACGATACTGTGGCTGATGATCCTCTTATGATGTATATAGATTTTGGATCGGAAGGTACAGAGCCTGACGGTGGAACGTTTACTATAGCTAGTCCTAAATTAGAACTTGTAACAGCTTGCTAGAGGAATCTTATGGCTACATTATTTACTGCAGATGTTGCTAGTTCTTATGCAGCAGCTAAAGGAGTTAGAAATTTAACTCCAGGTCCTGTGAATCCTGATTTGGATATTACTTTTGATTGTCTTGATTATGATGATGAAGGTAATTATGGACAAGGTATCGCTACTGCTATTGCTTTAGTCTATGGTTCAAAACCTTTTATTGATTTTGTAGCTACAGCTACTGCTGGTGCAAATGCCTCTGGTTCAATGATTCTTGGAAATGTTTTTGATGCTACAGTTACAGCTTATGCTCTGGCCTATGCAGATTTAATACTTGAGAAACTAAAAACTAATTGGGTTAGTTGGTCTAATATTGGAGAGGTTAACTTTGCTATTGGAAGAGATAATGTTGCTGGAAGAAGGCCTTTTGATTGGACAGGTTGGTGACTGTGCGTTAAAAAATTGGGCGATCGGGTTATCGCTTACGGAGAAAACGGAGTTTCTGTTCTTACTCCAGTTGACAATGCCGGGCAAAGAGGATCAACAACTATTCCTTTTGCAAGTGGTTATAACATGAATACTATCTATAGGCTCGGAATGAAGTCGAAGCATGCTATTGATGGTACAGAAAGTTTTCATTTCTTTGTTGACAAGGTTGGTCAGTTATGTAAACTTACAGACGGTTTGGAAATACTAGGCTATGCAGAATTTTTATCGCCTATGAGTGATAGTTTGTTAACATTATCTTATGACATAGCTTCTGATATACTATATATTTGTGATGGTACTTATGGTTATGTCTATAACGTAGGAACTCAATCTTTGGGTGAAGGTCCTCCTAGTATTGCCGGAATAGATTCTCAAGATGGAACACTATATGTGTCGTCTCTGGTTGATGTAGATATTCCGAGTTTTGAACTTTGGACAGATATAATAGATGTTGGAACGCGAGAATCTAAGACAGTTGAGTATGTAGAAGTTGGAATAGATTTATCAATCACATTGTATGCTAGTATAAAATATCGAACTAATAAGTCTAGTAGTTTTAATCAAACTAGATGGCAGTATGTAGATCCGAAAGGTAGAGCTTATCTAGTCTGCTATGGGAGGGAGTTTCAATTTGGGCTTAAAACTTTATCTTACGAATATTTTGAAATAGATTATCTAAAAGTTCATGGAGTGGTAAATGCTGATTAAACTTTTACCTGATCAAATTCCGCTGGTGTGGGATACTATAAAATTTGTAATTATAACTGTTGAGAATGTTGAGGAAAAATACAGACAGAAATATCTTAATAAAGTTCTGATGAATCTTCTTGATGGTGATGCTCAATGTTTTGTAAGGTTAAATGAAACCAGAAACATAATTGGTATTCTAATAACTAGATTTCAAGTAAATAAATATACAGAGGAGAAATATCTATACTTACAATGTGTATATTCTTTTAAAGTCGTTCCGGATAGTGTTTGGAAAGAAGATTTTAAAATTGTTAAAAAGTTAGCTAAAAAAGAAAGATGCTCTTACGTTAGTTTTGTTTCTGACACTCCGAGAATTTGGGAGTTAATGAAAATGATCGGGTTTAAAGAAGAGCACAGAGTTTTTAAACTTCAATTTTAAGTGGAGGTATAATAATGGGTAGTTCTGGTGGTGGCGGCGGTGGAGACCAAGAAACAACAATAAGATATGCTCCATATGTGGAAGCTAAGCATAAGGATTTTCTTAGCGCGGTTGCAAGTTATAGAGCAATAGCAGCTGCTGATTCTCCTTACTCTGATTTTTCTGCTATAACTATTAGTGATGCCTTCTTTGGATCGTTATATGATATTACCGATTTTCCATCTTTGTACGATATGTATGGAAAGTTTATGGCAGGATTAGATATAGAAGCTTTATATGATCAGATTCTTGAAGATCTTATGAATACGTCAGAAGTAGCTGATCTTGTATCTGCTGAAGCGGAAAGAATAGATGATGATATTGAAACTAATATTTTACCTAGATTCCAAGTTGGTATGAGGAATATGGGTTCTGTTTTAACTAGTACTTTTATTGTTGGCAAGAGTATAATAGAAGATGCGAGAGTAAAAGCTATTTCCAAATTTAGTGCTGAGTTAAAATATAGATTAATTCCTGTTATTACAGAAAGATGGAAGGCACATCTTGAATGGAATAAAGGAGTTATTATGACGTTCGGGGAGATAATGAAGTTATATTTTCTAACCGATATGGATGTTTCAAGACATAATTATGAAATGTTAGCTAAGGATGGTTTATGGCCTTTTACAGTTCTAGACTATGAGAGAGCTGCTTTGGGTGCTTTACAAGGTGCTGGTAAAACAACTACTGGTACAGAATCTTCAAGTGGAAGTGCTTTAGGTGGAGCTTTGAGTGGGGCAGCTGCTGGTGCGATGATAGGATCTGCTGTGCCTGGTGTAGGTACTGGTATTGGAGCTGCTATAGGTGGAGTATTAGGCTTAGGTGCATCCTTATTTTAAAATATTCTTTGGTAATTAAATTACCATAGGGAGGATAAAATGGTTGATTTTAATCTGGCAGATTGGAAGGAAAGATTACCTATATTAATGGGAGATTCAGCACCTACAATACCAAATTTACCAGCTGGTAAAGCATCTAGATGGAAGAATATATTAACTCCGGCTGCTCAAGGTGGAGGATTAGAAAGATTAGCTATCGGTTTGGATCTATTTGGTCAAGGTATGGGCGGTAAACCTTTTGGTGCAACACAGATGGCTCAGTCTTCTCTGGCTAATTTAGCGGAACAGAAGAGACAGGGAAGTCAAGAGAAAATAATGAATCAATTAATTTCTATGATAAGTGGAGGACCGACACCTAAAGGTAAATCCGGAATTAATAAGATGACATCTTCAATGGATCCTAGTGGGTCTCGTAAGATTGCGTTTGATATGGATCTTGATGATGCTACAGATGGTGAAGGAAGGATAAAAGAATTCCCTTTATTCTAGCCCTGTTAGGAGGAATGAGCGGCGGAGGTGGCGTCGACTTAACAGGGTTAACACCTGAACAAATAGCTACTACAGCTGGAACTGGTTTAAAAACGGCTGATCTAAATAGGTTAACAGCTTCTAACATTGCTACTATAATGAATAACCTGAGATCATCTGATAGGGCAGAAAGAACTCATGCTCTTAATTTACTAAAGTTCGGTCAAGATGCTGAGAAACTCGAGTTGGAAGAGAAGAAGAACGTTTGGCAAGAAGATGCAGCTAGAGCTAGAATTGGTGGTAATGAGGCTTATGCTAGGACTCTGGATGCAAAGGCAGATATTATTGACCGGATACAGAAAGGTGAAGATGTTTCTGCTGCGGAAAGGAAATTTGCTGGAGCTTATGTTACTCCTCCAACAATTAAAAAACCTACTATGGGTGAGAAGAATATTGATTCTACTTTAAGCAACGCTTTATTTAAAACTATTCAAGATGAAGAAGGAAAAATTCTTGATGATCCTTCTTCGGAAGCTATAGAACAACTTGGCAGAACTGCTGTAGAACATGGTAGAGAGCTTCTAGAAATTCCTATAGGAGTTGCAGAAGATTCTAGTTTTTGGGGTGTGGCAAAACCAAAAAGAAAGATTTATATGATTGTTAGAAAAGGTGAAAAGCCTAGTAATAAGCGAATCCTTAGGCATCTATCTACTGTTTATAAGTATGATCCAGAAGAAATAGAATACCTTAAAGGGAGAATGTAATGGTTAGAGTTTATGATCCTTTTAATGCTGGAGAGTCGATGCCAGATAGTCCTTTTCAAGCTGAAATATCAAGAGCTTCTGAACAATACGGTGTTGATCCGGGTTTGATAAATGCTGTTATTAGAGCGGAGAGTAACTATGATCCTAATGCTATTTCTCCGGTTGGAGCTCAGGGATTAATGCAACTTATGGAAGGAACAGCTGGAGATTTAGGTGTTGAAGATCGCCTTGATCCAAGTCAAAATATCCAAGGTGGAACACAGTATCTTGCTCAATTAGCAGAAAGATTTGGTGGAGATGTTGATAAAACTCTTGCAGCTTATAACTGGGGTATAGGAAACATTGATAGACAAGGTATAGAAAATATACCACCAGAAACTCAAGAGTATTTGAGAAAAGTTAAAGGGTTTATGGGAGAAACACCTAAAACTTCTTCTTCTGCAGTAAGAATCTATGATCCTTTCAAATCAGAAGCTTTAGATCCACAATCTGCTGTAAGAACTTACGATCCTTTTAGAGTAGAAAAAATGGGGATCCCAAAAGAATCTGATTCCGAAAATCTTGGAGAGAAGATTCTTAAAGGTGTCGGTACAGCTTCAATGGCAGCTACTCAATTTGGTCTTGGAGTTATGAATTGGACAACTAGAGTTTTTGGTTCTGATATTCCTCATACTTTAATGGGTTGGTCTGATCCTAAATATATTCATGCTATTTTTAAAGGTGGTTTATCAGAAGATAAAACCAGACAGAAAGGCGAGGGTGGAAAAGCTTATAGGGAAAGAATAAAAGCTCGAAAATTCGTTGAAGAGAAAAAGAAAAGCATATCCAAGAAACGTCAGATAGGCTATGATATAGCGGATATTCTGTTCTCAATTCCTTCTGATCATCCAGTCTTTGGGTTTGAAGATATTGAGAAGGGTGTTAGAAAAGTTATGCATCCTGTGGAATGGACATTAGATAAGATAATGTGGCCAGGTCATAAGATTGTTGATACTTTGATTAATAAAGAAAAAAATCCGAATGCTCATGCTATGTTTACAAGTGTTTCGGAACTGGGTACTTTCAAAGCCATGCATATGGCTGGTAAGGAAGCTAAATGGCAGACACATAAAGCTAAGGTTAGATCAAGATTAAGGGAACATTTAGAAAAAGCTACTGTGGAAGATGTTAAGAAGGTTTCTGAAGCTGGTGGTTTAGAAGGTCTGGCTGACGCTCTTAGGGAAATGGAAGTTAAAGAGAAGGTTCCTTATATAGGAGATCAATACAATGCTATAAGGGCAGCTAAGGTGGCAGCTGATAACACTAAGGGTCTGGCTCATGCGGAGAGACAAAGAAGTATTAAGGAAGCTATAGATAAGGTAGCTGCAGAAGCTGAAAAACCAGAGCCTAAACCTACACCTAAGCCATTAAGAACAGGTGTTACAGCAGAAGAGTTTATGGCTGGAATTAAAAAGGAGGTACCAGATGCCGAAAAAATTACACAAGCTGTTAGAGAAGTCGGCAAGGAAGAAAGGATTGAAAGGGAAGCGGAAGGACCGGTACGTGTACGGGACATTGAAGAAGGTAGAGAAAAAGCGGAGGGGGAAGAGATAGCCAAAAGCTTAGGTGAAGAAGTTGGTGGTGAGATAAGCTTTGATGGTGAGGTAGAAGGGTTATACTATTTTACTCCGAAAGCAGATATTGGTGGTGTTGCTGAAACCAGAGGTGCTACATTTGCGACCAGAGAACCTACGATAGAAGCTGCGAGAGAAAGTCTAAAAAAGATTGTTGATATGCGTAGGCCGAAGGAAAAAGCAAAGTTTAGAATAATGAGAGATGATTGGCCGGATACTTTTGGTATTGGAGAAGGAGAGAAAGCTGGCCGAATTCAAGAATATTTTCCTGAAACAGACGAGTGGAAAGATGTTACAGGTAGAACAATAGGTAGTAATACAGAAACTGCTTGGGAGGCAGCTAACAGAAGACTTGCAGAGTTTATTGGTATGTCAGAAGGAACTGTTAAAAAGTTTCCTGTTAAGGAACCAAAAGGTATTACAAAGCTAAAAAATCTTTTTGCTGAAACCAGAAGTGTTCGTACAGTTGAAGCTCCAAAATTAGATATTATAGAAGGTGGGAAAGAAGAAATTCCTACCTTTACTCAGAAAAAACTAGCTGAGGATGCTGGTTATACAGTTGTTAAGCAAATTCATAAGACTTTTGAAAAAGCAGAGAAACAAAGAAAACGTTTAGCAGAGGAATATGGAACTATAGAAGGCCAAGAGCCTCCGGTTGTAATCAAGACAGGTAAAAGCTATAGGGTAGCAACAAAAGAAACTCCTCTATTAGATGCTGAAGCCGAAGCTCTTGTTTCAGAATATTTCAAAGAAGGAGAAAAAACTCCTTATGAAGAAGCTGAAACTATTAGTACAGAAGAAGCTATGGATAGAGTAAAAGAAATAGGAGAAAAGATTCTTGAAAGGACAGAAGAAGGTGGATTAAAACTAAAAGAAGGTTTAAATACTAACCAGCATATAAATGAAGTTAAAAGTCTGGCTAGTATGTTAGATCCGAACAACCCAACTCATTCTAATATTATAGATTTTTCTGAGATGATATTAGACAAACTTGGGCCGAAGGAGAAGACAAGAGAAGATTTTCTTAGGGAAGCAGAAGTAGAACCAGACACCACCAAAGCTTTAAGGTTACTATTGAAAGCTATCGATATTGTTCGGAATGAAAAAGGAGCAATTGAGATAGAACGTCTTAATCCTGAGATGCAGGAAAGGCTGAGGAAGGTTATAGCAGATTCCCTCAAGGTCGGTAAACCAGTTAAAGAATATATGAAGGATCTTGGTTATGATGAGAAGACAGCTTCAACCTTTGATAAGGCTTCTGAGTTATTTAAAGAGAAGCGACCGGTTGAAGAATTAGACAAAAAAGTTATAACTCCTATGGAAGAAGGAGTAAATGTTAGCTCTCGAAAATCCAGAAAAGTTAGAGGAATTGAGGTTAATTATCTTCCGGTCTTTTATGAAGAATTAAAGACATTAATGAAATCGAAAGAACTACAAGAAAGAACAGGTGTGGGAGAGTATTTCAGAAATCCTATTCGGGCTTTTAGAGAAGCTGGAAGTGGATTGAAAAAGATGATTTACGAGCCTTATGTTAATGCAGAGAAGCTGGTTGTTAGGGATTTGAAAGCTAAAGAAACAACAATCAAAGCATTGAGAAAAGGAATATCAAGAAGATCAGCTAAAAGGATTTGGAAGTTTGCTATGGCTCAGCAGACAGGTGGGCCCGAGATAATGACAAAGATGAAGATTAAGAAAATTCCTAAATCTTTAACTCCGAAGGAGATGAAGGCTTATGAAGGATTGAGAGCAGAGTATGATATCTTATTTAATAGACTGAATGATGTTAGAACATCTATCGGTAAAAATCCGATTAGGAAAGTAGGTGATTACTTTACCTTTATGTCTGCACTTAGTATGCTAGAAAAACTCGGTATTAAGACGAATCTTATTCTGGATAGACCTAGTGTAATAAGAGATAGATATACTCAATTCAAAGCTACTCCATTTAGATTTGCTAGAGCAAGGGCTAAAGCTGGAATGGCTCCTGTTGTAACAGACCCTTTTGTAATTTATTCTAGATATGCTAATAGTGCTATAAGACATCTCCATATTTCTCCTATTGTAGCTAAGGTAGGAGAGTTAAGAAGAGTATTCAAATTAGAAGATGGTAGTAATTGGAAGCTAGGAGCTAGTAATCAGAAACCGAGATTGGATAAGTTCTTATTGGATTGGTCTAATTTCTTAGCCGGCCAGACAGAATTTAAGCTTCCACCTAGGATAGAAAGAGCTCTTGGAATGATAAATAGGAATTTGACATATTCTGTTTTGGGAGCTAATGCTAGATCAGCATTGATTCAGATCTCTGCATCAAAGAATACTTTTGTAGAGATAGGTGCTACTCATACAGCAAAAGGTTGGGTGTCGTCTTTAAGACCAGGAGCAGAAGCCAGAATCCTAAAGAAGTCTAACCTTGAGCAGCGGGTTTATGATGCTGTTGTTGGTGATGCTATGGCAGCTCTAAAAACCGGTAAAGTAGGAGGAGTAAAAAAGGTTATAGCTTCTGGTGCTATGTGGCCGTTAAAGTATCTGGATCTGAGAACAGCTATGGCTACTTGGGATGGAGCTTATAAATTGGCCAAAGACAAGATGAAAATGGGAGAGAATAGAGCTGTTGAATATGCTAACGATGTTGTTACAAGAACACAGGCTTCAGCTTTGCAAGGTGATTTAGCTCCGGTTCAAAGAACAGCTTTAGGAAAATTTATGACGTTGTTTCAAACTTTTGTTATAAACGATTGGAACTTTCTGACAGAAGATGTTCTTGGTATGAAGAATGCTAAGATAACAAATCCGATAGCTGTTAAGAAAGTTTTAAAATTTATAGCAGCAACAACGATGACTAATGTTCTGTTTGAAGATATAATAGGTGTAAAATCTCCTTTGCCTACTCCGCTCAAAGCTCTTATGAAAGGAGTAGAAGATGAGGATAGTACCGGTAGAATAGCTCTTAGTATTTTTATGGAGATGTTAGAACCTATTCCGGTTGTGTCTAGTGCTCGTTATGGAACATCACCTTTTGGGCCCGGAGTTGAAACAATAGGTGAGCTCACAAAGCTAATGAGAGACTATCCAATGCAGAAGCCTTGGTATGAGACGTTAGGTAAGCTCATGGGAGTACCTGGAACAACACAGGTTATGAAAACAAAGCGAGCTATAGAACGTGACGCCAGCACCAAAGAAAAAGTTTTTGGGGCTAAGTATCAGCCGAAAAAACGGCGTAAGAAACGACCCACATCTTCCGGGTTATGATGATAGGGCTTTGTTTATAGCTTTATATACAATACCGTTAATTCCTTCTGTAGTACTTGTAAGGAAAGAAATCCGAGAACATATTTCTGCAATCTTAAGTAGAATAGTATTAGCTTTTTTAATATCTTCCTCAGTTATATCTTTCTTAGGATCTTCCATCATTAAGCGAACGAGTATTTCTGCATCAACAAGATATTGTTTATGGTCTGGTTGTTCCCAGCAGCTTTCTATTTGATCTTCTAAATACCAGTAGCATTTGTCTAGACCTTGTTCCCACTCATTAGCATGAGCTTTATCACAATGTAAGATATGTATTGTTTTAGCTATAGTTTTTAGCATTTTATGTTTCCCCTTTGGTAATTAAATTACCATAGATGGTACGCCCACAAATTGGACACACAAGATCACAGCCAAGCGGGTCGGTTTTCATATCTTTACAGCACGGCCTTCTCGTATCCGCTTCAACACTTGATTGGGCGGCAGTAGGTAAGGGACACCAGTCTGGAATAGTTAGATAATCAATTTCTTTTCGAGTTAATTCACAAGTATCAAAATCTGGAAGTCCGTGCCATTGTGCATGATAACATTGACGACATGATTTTATTTCTAATATTTTCATAAAATCTCCTCCTTCTCAAATGTTTCCCTATGTTTATATGTTATCTCCGATCCTTTTATAACCGGCTTCATAACAAATTTTGTAGATACAAGTGTATCCATAATCTTCTCCAACGTCCACTTATCAGCATCATTCTTATAGATATCTAATAACTCAGAAAATGTCATCTTACCTTTCATACCTATATCATTCATTACTTGAACAAGAACTCCGGCATGAGGAGACTGGCCGACACCAGAAAAAGTCTGAGACATTTTTCTTTCAGTCATAGTTAGAATTTCTATAGATCTTTCTAAATCTTTAATTGTTATAATCATTCTTTCAGATCGAGATGCTGAAACTATCATACAAAGTTTTAATATGTGAGTAGCTCGACGTTCGAAATAGCCGGCAAAACGGTTATCTCTAAATGGAGGATTTCCTTCTTGGGCTAAGTACCAATTAGCCCACTCAGGTATAAAATTATCAGCTACTCTAAACCTCCCTCTCATCATATGTATTCGGGCTAAATCATCAGCTAATTTCTCCCCTAATATATGTTCTTCCTTTGTTAATCCGGGATAATATACCACCTTACCTTTATTCCTTTCAAAGATAAATATCATCCTAGATGTCAGACCACCACCTATAGCATCCAAGGGCATAGTAGATCTTATTAAATCCGGTGTGGTAGCTCCAAATAAGTTTACAAAAACTCCTGTAATCTCATCTGTTCCTTCGTGTTTAGTTTGGTACTTCCAATGATGGCGACAATCATACCAATCAGTTAGATCGGATAATAGTTGATGATTGTGATAGCCGAGAAAGACAGTAAGTTCCTGAGCCCAGATAGTTAATGATGCATGGAAGATAAAATTTCCATCTGGGGAAGTATCATTGGCAGCAGAATTCTTTAGTTGCTGGATTAAACTTTCACGAGTAGTAGCTTCAGCCGAACGCTTAATATCTAATTGTTCTAAAAATGGGAAAGCTTGATTCATAGCTGTACCTTTTCTAGCAGCTGGAGGTCCGACTAAAACAGTGTACATGTTAGGGTAAAAAACCAAGCTTCCCCAATTAAACCTACATTTGCGTTGTAGTACTGCGGCTATTGTCGATATAGCAGACCAAAGCCTAAACATTTTAGGCGGTTCTGAATTTTTAGTATATATAAGATAATTATCTATCCAATCATTTAGTATTCGCTTTGACACTCAGCTCCTTATGAATCATTTCTAGTTTAGTAGCCAGTTCAAATTTATTAGTTGGAAAATCCGATCCTTTTAATTCTTTTCCGTCTTTTTTGGACATACTAAATCCAATCATTAGATCAGCTGGTATTACGAATTCTCGTCCACGGAATGATAGAGATGTTTCTAAAGATTCTTTAATCTCAAGAAGCATCCTCGCGTGTTCTGTCCAGGGGATAGATATAGAGATTTGAAACCCGATTGAATCATGTACTTGAGTGAGTAATTCAATTCCACTAAACTGTTTTTGATTATAATAGATAAATTCAACACCTCTCTCGTTAATGACATCTCCCACAGTTCCTTGAGGTATACACGAATAACCCTCTTTGAATAGCTTGTCTCCCCACTCTCCAAGAAAACGAGTATGTCTACCCATAAGATTGGTAATAGTTCTATTCTCCCTAAGACACCTACGAACATAAACATGGAACGTATTGCGAACGCCTGGGTATATATGATGATATCTGTCGACCAGAAGCTTTCCTTCACGCTCTGGAATTTCTTGTTCGAATGCGAAAGCTTTGTAACCCATATCGTAGTTGAGTTCATGATTTGACTTCTTACCCCAGAATCTTTCACTATGTGTTCCGTCACCAAGAGTAGACGAGTTGGGTTCGTCTGAAATCTCATCTGCATCCTTATTGAAGACAAGCCCAGCTGTAAGTCTGTGAACATCTTTTCCTCCTTCAAATGCTTCTATCATAGGAATAACATCACCTACATAAGCTACAATTCTATTTTCAGCTTGGGATAAGTCGAAAGAATAATAAAGATAACCATCATCCGCGATAAAGTATTTTAATAACTCATGCGGAATATTCTGCATATTCATCCCAGTCCCAAAAATGTTCTTAGAAGACGATATGCGAGAAAACTTAGTACCAACAGGATTATAAGAACATCGAATGCGTCCGTCATTGTCTATTTTCTCCGGATTTAAGTAGGTTGATGCTTGCTTTCTTTTTTTCCTAATTGTTTGTATTAGTTTAGCTTCTCCAAAACCTTTACGAATAAGCCTCTTCATTGCATTGTTATCAGTAGTAGCAGAACCAGTCTTTCTTGATTTATAGGCTTTATGTCCATGACCTGATTTACCATAGAAATATTTTATTAATTGTTTAGGAGAATTAGGATTAAGATCACAACCAGCCATTTTATTTAGTTCTTCTCTTAATTCATCTGTTTCTCTTTCTAATTTTTTATGAGCTTCTTTCATCCCCTCTACATCAACTTTAATACCTCTTTCTTGCATATAGACCAGAGGCTCTATCATCTTCACTTGACGTTCATAAGTTTTAACATTATCTTGCTTAACCAGCTCAATATTTTGTTTCGGAGCTGACTCCTGACACATCAAAGAATCTTTAGCATTATAACCCCATTCTACATTCCAGTTAAAAATTCCCGTCTTCCAAGCTTTTCCTTCGTCCTTATAGTATGGATGCTTAGTCCAAATGGAGGTAATAAAGTCAAGACCGATTGGATAGTCTGGCATAATAATCTTTTGTGCCACCATCGTATCATCAAGTGGACGTGCCTTAATTCCGTAACGTCGCAACAGAAAGTGTGCATCAAAAGACACATTCTGGCCTCTTTTTTTAATTCTTTCGTCTTCAAGTATCTCCCCAATGTGAAGCCATATGGATCTTTCTTGCTCAATAGTAAAATGATCACCGTTTGAAGAAATGAAAGGAATACAAATAGCTTCTTTTGGTTTATGCGAAAATGAGATACATGAAACTTGCTCGTTGAACAGCTCGATATCAAAATCGATAGTGATGCCATCTAATCCCCTTTCTTTTATTTTATTTAGATATATTAAACAATCGTTGTAAGAAGGATTTAATATTAAGGAATATTCTTCTGGTTTATACCCTTCTTCAGTTATTTCTTTAGCACGTTTAAGATCAAATTGAATAAGAAGCTTGTTCAGATATTGGTTTTTAGGACGTACCACAGTAGATGGATGAATTATCGGAATTACATTCTTGTTTGGAAGAAGAGTGGATTCCAGAACAGAACCACGCCTTTTGGTTACTGCAGGTTTGGTAAGTCCACATAAAGCATATATTGCTACATTCCCGATTGCTACAATTGTTGAAGATTCAGCTTTTCTTATTTCTGATCTTAATGAAGCTATATATTCCTTTGCTTTATCGCTAATTTTTGAGACAACACCTTGGTTATTTATGTAGATATATTTCGCAAGAGGTTCATCCATATCTTTTATTACGTTTGTGATATAGCACTCATTTCTCATAATACCTACAGCTCGGAAACAATCATCCAGAACTTGACCAGATGGACCTGCAAAAGGTCTTCCATAACGTACCTCGTTCTTGTATGGTTGTTCACCTACCAAGACATATTTAGCAGTCTCAACCATACCACTTGGTTTTACGAAGGTTTTGCCTTTGAAACTAAGCATTTTCTCGCTCTTTCAGCTCATAATAACATCTTCTTGTAGCTCTAACGTCATTCATAGCGTCATGGGCTCCGACAAAATGTTCTCCGAATAGAAAATAATAAAGCTCTTGTAATTTAGGCCACTTATAACCACCTCCAGGTCTTTTGATCTTGCATATATCAGTACTTTGCTTCATTGTGCAGAAATACATTTTGTCTAAATAATCGTATGGTATGGGAGGATCTTGACGACTCAAAGCGATGTCTAATATCTTATCATCAAAACTTACATTATGACATACGATAACATCGGCTATTTTAAATAGACATGCGAAAATTATTAATGCAGATCTTTCGTTTACTCCAGCTAACTCAGCCATTTCTTCGGATATACCATGAGCTCCAAAAGCATCAGCAGCTATTTTTCTGCCTTCAGGTTGAATTAGGGTATTTAACTCTGCATAAATCATGTTCTTGTCAGAAAGAATAGCTCCTATCTGAACTAACCAAGGCTGACGTTTGTCAGATATAGGTGCACCCCACTTTACCATGTCAGATGTTTCAGTATCGAAAAATAATTCCATCTTATATTCCCTTCACCTTTGTTAATTTAATTACCATAGAGGATAGGTCTCAGTCCAACATACCATTCCGATAGCCAAAATATAGAATACGATAGTATAAATAAATCTTTTCATTCATAAGTCCTTATTATTAGATTAGAATTATTAATTAAGAATACTGATAGATTATCATAGGTCTTTAGATCGGTACAAACAACCTCTCTAATCCCAGCATTAATAATTTTCTTCAAGCATTCTTTACATGGAATCGGACAATTCATATACATAATAGAATCTTTAACCATTACACCGATTCTAGCTGCATTAATAATACAATTTTCTTCTGCATGAGCAGCTGGACAAAGATGTAGACCTTCGCCAGAATCATAACCAAGACGTTGACGAGGGCACATGGTATGGTCTCCAAATAGTTTTGTGTTTTGTCGTAGTTCATTAAACAGAGTATTATCCTTCTTGCTTCGTTCTTTTCCACAGTGAGGAATTCCACGTGGAGGGCTATTGTAGCCAGTGGCAATTATCGTTCTATCTCGAACAAGAATGGCTCCAATCTGGCGAGATAAACAAGATGACCACATGGATATCTGATCACAAACGCCAAGAAAACGTCTATCCCATTTCTTCTGGTTTTGTTTCTGGTTCTTGTGCTGGTATATCTCGTTCATTTTCTTTCTCCATAGCACTTATTATATCTTTCGGATTAATATCCTTTCCACAGCGTTCTTCAATCAATGTAAGAATATCATCCAGAACACTTATTATTCTATCATGACGAGAACGCTGTGAGACCTTAATCATCTTGATTTTATGCCGGATCGGATTTATCATCTTCATAAGGGTTATAATCCTCCAATTCTTTTGAGGTTTTTGAGACAGATTCGTTCGATGATTCACAAGGGTCACCAAAGCTTGATTCTCCACTTCTTAATGCTTTGCCTAGTTCTGTAAGACTAGATTCTGGTGAGGCTAATGTGTTATGCCCATGATACGCTCCTATATCTAAAATAAGAGCTCTAAGTAAAAATAAATAATTGATATGATCTGTAATTTTCTCATCCCACTTTTCTATAGATGGAAAACCACCTCTTCCAACGGTGTCAATCATCTCATAAATACTGCTAGTGTGCTTAGCCATCATACCGGCCAGAGCTTCAAGCGGATGAACGTTTCTCATAGCTGCTACATTCTTAAATTGAATAAGTCGATCTTTACCATCAGAATATTCTTTCTCTTTAGCCATTAATGTTGCATAACAATCTTCTTTTTGGTTTTCAACAATCTGATTAAATGTCTTCTGATCCATTTTAATTTCCTCCTTTTAATTAAAGATTTCATCTATTCTAATCACATATCCTTCTTTATATTCCTTTGTTAGATCAAATCCAATCGGTATCATCTTGTTAAACGCAGCAGAAAGCATTGTGTTACCAGATCCAGCATAGGGAACAAGAATTCTAGAATTCTCAATAGCAAAAGTTGTTAAGATATCGTTCATTAGTTCTAAAGGCCGCTCTGTAGGGTGGATTTTTCTGGTTGGGGGGACTGGTTTGTGTCCGAAGATGTTGGTTCGACCAGGTCTGGCAAGCGTCGGCTTTCCTTTTCTTGCGTAGAAAAATTCCTCATTAGCTTGGGCCAGATAGAGGGTTGGATTGTTAGTCTGTCCACTTGTCCGTTCGACATATCCACTGTGATCACTATCCTCTCCCTTAACCCACTTCGCAGTGAGTCTTCTAGTGTCGAAGCCAGCTTCCGTAATCCAGTTATAAATACTTTCAAACCACGGTTCCGGTCCGAACCAGCAGATAAGCCACGAGTTGGTTGACATGACCCTAAAGCATTCTTCGAACGTTCTTCGCATGAAAAGTTCATAATCTGACCCTTTGATCTCATTATATCCTCCTTCTCCGTATTGATAAGGTTTTAAACCGAGACTCTTATCAACTTTTTTTATTGCTTCAAGGTTGATACTATATGGTGGATCTATTTCAACCAGATCAATAGAACCATCTGGAATTCTTTTTACACCTTCGAAGAAATCTTCTATAATATAAGCATTAGCAAGATTGGAAGCAAAATTATCTTTCTTGCCTAAAGCTTTTTCAGCCTTCTTTGCTAAATCTTGTCTAACCAGAGTTGTTTTCATTATCTCTACCAGCTTTAATGCTTCTGATCTATTTTTACATTTCTTCCAATCTATCTCAGGCATAGCATCCATTGTGTTAGCCAGCTTAATATCTTGCGACATTTTAGCATGAGAAATTCCGAGCATATCAGCTGTATCACGCATAGAAACACCGGGAGCATCCAAAGCTGTTGATGTTTTCTTTCCATGAATCTGTTCTTGAATATCCGCTATTTCTCTCATTAAAAAAGCCTGTTCATCAAACTCCAAATCTTCTCGTTGAACATTTTCTTCTAATTCTATAGATTTTAGTTCTAAATCTGTTAAGGTATGTTCATATACTCTGCAGGGGATAGATTTCCATTCTATTGATCTGCAAGCAGCTAGTCTTCTGCCACCAGCAGCAAGTAAGTAAGAGTTATCTATCTGAGGATGGACTGTAACAGCGATAGGACATATTAAACCTTTGGATTGAATGGATGCTGCTAAGGCGTGTACATCTTTGTAGTCTTTTCTTGCTCTATCTCCAATATCAATTCTATCAATAGATATATCTTTAAGTATCATTTATAACATCTCCTCCAAATCTAAGATTAATGCAGCTCGTTGAGCATCAGATAAGTCGTGGATAGTAATAGTTTTTTTCTTTGTGCTTGTCTTTTTCTTCTTAGTTGTCTTCTTTACTATCTTTTTTATTCTTCTATCACTCCTTATCTTGTAAATCAAATCCGTAGCATCTTGATCAGATAGCTCAGAAATGGAGGTATTAAGATCGTCTATTGTAGCCATTATAAACGCTCCGGAACAAAAGTAGATGTAATCATATCACCTTCATAAAATCCATCTTTATAAATAGGTGCTCGTATAGTATATAACCAGCCATTTGGAACTCTTAATATACTAAAATTACTCTTGTTATACTCCTCATGTAGAGACATTGTTTTTAGTTCGTATATATCCATTATTATTCCTTTACATTTAGCTTGCAGATATCTTTAAGACTTATAGCTCTCGAAACCAGGGCTCCAATAGTTCTATCAGAACCATGTTTATCGAAAAGTCTTAAAAGATCATCTATAATAGCATGAAATAGAAGCTTACGCATACCATGCTCTAAATGCTTAGATAAACCTTTGGCTTGTTTGTCAGTTATGTCTATTGTTAGTCGTTGTTTGTAAGGCATTTTGTTTCCTTTGGTAATTAAATTACCATAGATGATTGGGCGGTATAGGCGTTGGCCACAGTAGAGCCATAGGCAATCGGACATCTACATTATTACCATCTACCGCCCAAATTTAGGGGAGCATTAGGGGAATCGAACCCCCGCCGAACCATCGGATGCTCCATAGAATGATCCCCATTATGACCCGGTTATATACTTGTTAACTTTATTAACTGGTTGATCTTCTTGATCTTTACCCATTCCCAAGATCGCCCAACCAGTTTTACCTACATCCTCATCCATGTCGATCTGAGTGCCAAGATCGAAAGCGGCCAGAAAGGAACTAATTCGAAGCCTTGCTTTATTAAGTTCCTTCTCTCCCATTCCACTATGGGGTAGTGGAAGATAATCACCGAATTCCTTACATCTTTCTTCATCGACAACTTCAAAGAAGGGCATAATAAATTCGACATTGTTTTTGTCTACGGACTTGAGAAAAGAAACAATTCTGAGTTTGTATTCTTCTCCGCCTTTAACAGTTATAGGTTCCCAAGTATCGTCCAAGCCAACATCACCTAAGTCTAAGATACTACTCATAATACATCTCCTTATTTAAATAATGGTTTATCTTCGGTTTTCATTCTAGCCTTTTTTAAAATCTTCTTTAAATCTGCTTCTTCATAAGTATCTAATAAACCTCCTTTCGCAAGACGGCTTCTTGCTACATATTCACCTGTAGCTTGAGTTAAAATTCTTCGAATTATCTTATCTCCAGAACCTTCTTTAGGAGCCATTACATAGATCTCATCAAACAGTAATGGTAAGGTAACAACTCCTTTACCGGTAGTCATAAAACGATAAGCCATCTTGCCAGAAACATCGTCTTTATGACCTTCTAAATGGCCGGTTAGGATGAAATCACAAGGTAAATCAAGACATCTTCGGAGCCAATTTCTTATAGCTACTTTCTGTGGAACATAGTCATGAGCCCATCTAGGAGCTTCACCCGGAATCTTTGCTTTACGTAAGATATCATTCATAATAGCTTCAGACCATGTAGTGGCTGATTCAAGAACATAGGTGGCAAAATAATCAAAATAACTCGTTTTGATTCTTTCTTTCATCACCTTCTTCCACTTATTAAAAGCAAAAGGTTGTTCTGGATCTTCAGCTTCCCATCTGGTATCAACAACTATTTCACCTTTTTCAATCTCTGGTGTTAAACCCTTTGTTCCACCAGGATCAAATGAATCTATATGGACGGGCTTACGAGCTGTTCGAATTAAGAAGCTTTTACCAGATCCGCTCTCACCAAGAATCAAAGCATTAAATGATTTCTGGCGTGGATCAGAAGCATAAGCATCTTGAAGCTCTTTTACAGTTTTCTTGATTTCTAGAAACTTCTCATTCTTGTGTGTTTCTTCAACCGTTTCTCTAGCTTTTAAGAATTCTTTATCTGTCATATTATGCTCCTAAGTAGTTCTTCTTAGATAATTCGTTTCTTTTGTCCCAAGATATTAGAATTTTTTCAAGAGCATATTTAGCTCTTCGTAACTCGTTAACCTCTACTCTAAGAATAGATAGTTGTCTGGTCATGTTAGCAAGAGTTTGTTTAGCTCCAATAATTCTAGCCTTATTCCAATTCCTTTCCCTTGCCCAATCTTGTGCGATAGTCATTTGTTATCTCCTTAATTAAACGTTAATTTCATGCTTAGCTTCCTTCAATGAAGGATCCCAATGTTCAATCTTGAAACCCAAAGGTGGAGCAAAACATTTACAAAGTGGGTTTGACCAAGCAAGACAAAAATCTTGATACTCACAAACCCTATTCCACTTCAAACAATCATTAGTATTCATTGGAAAAGAGCTCATTACATCTTGATCTTCTGTCTCCCTATCCAAAAGCTCCATATCATCTTCGATTCTGCCAAACCAGAAATTAGCATTATCTAGCCATACTTGCATCTGGTTCTTTGTCCGTCTAACATCATGTCGGATGAATTCCCAAGGATCTTTTTTGCGCTTGAGAAAGATAGTACCATTCATCGTTACACCATAAACAAGATCTTCAGGATATAAACAATGAAGAACATGATTATAAGTTAAAGCTTGAAAGCCGAGTTCCCATTGTTCTCTCCACAGCCAAGCTCTTGAACCGGTTTTGTGCTCTAAAGATCCGACCATATTATTATTGTAGTATTGTAGGATAGAATCCATCCGGTAATATAAAGATCTGGTTTCGGATATAGAAACCTTACCAGCAATCTCAGTATACAAAGGTTTAAACTCCTTTAAATCATCCTTGTATTCTTCTGCATATTTACCTAGAATAATAAATGCGTTGTATGGAGTTTTTGGTTCGAATATTTCATCTGTTTCTGGCCCAAGTTCTCTACGATAGTAAGCTTCGAATAGATCAAAACCGTCTATTACAGAATCATTACTATAGTCAGTCAACAAAAGATGCTCCATTGGCAAATGCCAAGCAGAACCAAAGATCAGATGGTTAGAAGGAGTATCAAGTCGCCAACCAAGAACGTATTGATAGAAGAAATACCTTGGACAACGCATATAGGTAGTAATCTTGGATGAGTCTAAAATGTTCCAAGTGTAAGATTCTTGAGGTATCATTCAATAGTCTCCTTTCTACGTAATTCATACATATCTAATAAAAGTTCCAATATTTTTGATACCGTTTCATCCGCATTATTAGATAACGTAAGTATTATTTTAAAAGTATCTCCAAGAGATACTCCTTCTTCATGTAGCTTTTTTATTCTTTTAAATGTTCTTTTATTCATCTTATTTTCCTTTCTTATTGTTCACTTTGATCAGCTGCTCCAAATTCTGATTTGCACATACAGCATATAAATATAGGAATAGGAACATAGATAGTATGTCCGGTCGGATTAGATGGATCTACCGAAGATACTTCTAAAAGTCTCATAGCTGAAATAAATGCTTCAGAACTACATTTAAGACATTGAGCCGGAGTAGCATTATTTAGATTTGGTTTAGGTCCTTTAAATTCTGCTATTTTAGGCATTATTATTCACCTCCTTAAATACTGTTACTCTAGATACATAATGGCCAGAGACATTTGATTCTGGTATGTAAATTAAAAGATTTAATCTTCCATGTTTAGCAGCAAACATTCCACAAGCCAGCGTACACATAATAGTCATTGAGGTAAGTAGAATATAATCTGTCTGAGAAGATTCCTCTATAAAAGGTTTAAATAACCTACACATTTTAGAAGCTGCTAATCTTGGAATATTTCCTTCGGACATGAAGATTAGTTCTCCGAATTTTCCCGCTGCTGAGAAATCGTGTGTAGAACGATTGACAATGAAAACCTTTTTAGGCATTAATTGTTACCTCCTATATTAAAGGATTAAAGTCCTTTATTCCTTTCCAGTCTTCCCATCCATCTTCAATGCTAACGAAGACAGGAAACCGCGGAACTCCTTTGCCACTTGTAATATGTTGATATGATACGTGACAAATCCGACCGTTGAGGGTCTCACGTTTTTTCCAAAGGTCCTCACGGAGATCATCGTCAAGTCCTGATCCGACTGAGAACTCGTTACCTTGATCGCCAACGCATATGAGTGATCCGAGACGATTTTTTGGTTTTCCATCTTTAGATACCTCCTCCTTATAGCCAACAATAGTATAATAGTCAGATTTCTTAGGTTTAAATTTCATCATAAAAGTAGATCGTTTTCTAATATAGATATTATCTATATGACGGATAACTATACCCTCATAATCTTGATCAGTAAATAGATCGTAGGCCCGCATTACATCTTCTAATGAGACAGCTGCTACGGTAGGAACAACAAATAAAGGTGGTTTTAGTTCCAAACTCATCAGGTATTTTGTTCTTTGGTGTTGAGGAGTATAAGGGTCTATGTAATCAAAGATATGATATCCGATGGCTTCATGGTCAGAATGGAGATTTACAGTTCGAGAAACCCGAGAGTGGATTTCAGAGAAATTAAAACCATGAGTATAGAGTTCTCCATCTAGTTCTATATGTATAGGTATGTTCTGATTTGCCAGAGCATTTTTAATATGAGGTACAGAAACAAAGGTGTTAGATTCGCTGGAAGATAAGACCCAATCATCAGAGAATATTGTCTCTGCTCTACACCTCTCTCCATCTAGCTTAGGTTGAACCAGATAAGGAGGATTCCACTTTGCTAAACGTTTTTCCTCGAAAGGATAGCAGAGCATTATACCAGATCGTTTACCCATAATAACTCCTTATGAGGTTTCTGTATTCTGTAAGAGCTTCTGGCCAAGTACTAAAATGGCGATGGCTTCCCAGTTCCTGAATATAGATTGTATATTGTATTCTCTCTGTTTGTGTAGTATCATAGGCATCTGTAGCAACTCTAACCATACAATGCTTTCCAAATTTAGTTCTAAGATTCTCAGCCATCTTTAACATTATTTCTGGAGTGGGTGTTTTAGAATTCCCAATCCGATATAGTTTCTTTTTCATCTTCTTATCTCCATTAATTTTGTGTATTAGCAAAGCATTTAAAAAGGGAGACAATTTTCATGCCTCCCTTTAGGTACCGAGTAATATTAGCTAGACATTCTTCAAATCATTCAAGAATTCGGCTCTTTCCTCGTTGCTCATGCCAGCAAACTTGGCTTTCATAGCAACAACAGGATCGACAGCGCCGGTTGCGGTCTGAACACCAGGTTTAAACTTTCCAGCAAATTCGACCGGATCTTTACCAGCCTCCAAACATCTTCGTAGACCGGCCTGGAGTGTGATCTTGGCAGCTTGTCGAAAGTTGGTAAAAACTACATCTTCCGTAAACTTTGCTACGGCGTCGGCCAGATTCTTACCAAAGTTATAACTGACGGCAGTTTCGTTGTCACCTTTTTTGGCTTTTACTTCAATGTCTCCCATTTTAATGTCTCCTTTGTTATGTTAGGGTTAATAAGATAAACTAAACAGTTATACCTTCATGGCATTTACCACCTCCTTTCGCAGATTGTTTATAGGATTGTAAATCAGGTTAGAATGGAACATCTTCTTTATTTTCATCTTGTATTCTTCCTTTCTTCTTTACCATTTTGGATTGTAAAATTCAATATAACATATTTTTGATAAGATGTCAAGCAATCTTTTATGTCTTTTCAATTGATTTTAATAAAGATTCTTTCAGCTCATCTATCTGCTTTATAGTTAGATCAGATAAGGCAATAGGTTTCTTCTTTCTTTTCTTTCTGACAAGTGTTACATTTACAAGACGACCATCAATCTCTGCAAGCTTATAGTCTGTTTCTTTATACTCCTCCAACAACTCGTGATATTCAAATTTTCTCTTTGTAAATATTCTCCTGACGTTTTCTAGTATTTTGTTTTTTTCTCCGATTATCTTGCGTAGATTCTTTCTCTTTTCTAGTAACTTTTCTAACTCCATTTGCTTCCTCTTTGTTAATTTAATTACCAAAGGTTTTGTATGGTGTCCTAAAATCCTCAGGTTCAGTATCGAAAGCTCCTCTCATCTTCTTCTGGTGATAGTAACAGAAGCCATGTTCTTGGTATTTGGAAGGGAACATAGAACCAGAGTAATTGCCATCTTTATCGTAGTAAGGTATAGAGTCACAATCTTTATCTGGTTCAGACATTACTCCTCTGGCACAGCGCGCTTTGAACAGAGTATAATAAAATCTACATTTGCCTGTTATTTTTGGTTCAGCTGGAGTCTCTGTAAAAGTTTTAAATAGTTTGTCAAGCATAGGATATTTATTTATCATTTTATTCTCCTGACTGGGAGTTCAGCGATTTGTTTAGCATAAATAGCTCTTCTTTTAGATCCATGAGGTGACTGTACCCAGTCAAAAAATAATCCACCTAAGCAACCGCTTTTAGGTGGGAATTCTACTGGACACTTATTACATGGGTAGATACAAAGGAAACAGCTGATAAATTGATCTGGATATCTTCCACCATTTGACTCCCAACCCGGCCAATCATACTTATGTTTGTTTGGATTCTTATTAAGCCATCTCCACAACTTTCTATGAGCCCTAATACGAGACGAACGAGTGTCTAATTTAATCAGCTTTATGCTCTTCATGATCTTCTCCTTCTTCTATTGGTTTAATTTCTACATCTGTTAGTTTTTCATTCAGAAGCCTAATAGCTTCATCAGCTTCAGGCGGTGCGGAAGGTTGAGGACTAGGAGCTCGCAGATCGGCCTTAAGTCCTTCTTCTTGTAAGGCCTTAGCTAAGGTATATTTATTAGCAAAGTCCTTTTCGAGATCTAATACTCCAATCTGCTGTAGATAAACCACAGCTTCATGAAACGTAGGAGTAGCAAATTCTGGATGTTTATCTATCACCATTTGAGTGAAATGCTCAACTGCGAGTCGAATATAGTTAGATTTCTTCCGATCTATATTTCCTTGGAATTCATAGAACTTAGCTAAGGTTACTAATGACCGAATGTCAACCCGAACATTTACGACCCATGTTTTAGTTTTGTTCATCTTATACTCCTTGCTTTATTCCTTTCTCTAATTCTTCGTTTTTTGTTTGATTTTCTTCTTCGATCTTTAAAATTATTGTACGATTCATTTTTATGTTTTTTCTTGTGTTCCATCTTTAATCTCCTTTAACTCTCATATAATAATATCTATTTCCACCCGACACCCATCTGATAAGTCTTCCACAATTCTTACATGTAGTCTTAATTATTTTATATTTTGCAGACCAAGGAACAAACTCATCAACTTCTATCGGGTGAGAACATTTGCATTTATCTCGTCTTCGTGTGTTAATCTTTCTTTTAGGATTTTTCATCCTGCTACCTTTTCTTTTGTCTCGGTCAGATAAATTTGACCTCTATCAGAACCAATACCGACACCAAAGATTTTATGACAATCTCGGCACATTATCTTCCAAAATCCAGCTTTGACCTTTCCATTGATGAAGTGTTTCTGAGCGACGAAAGATTTGTTGCATATATCACACCGTTCGGCAGGCCAGAGCCATTTGTCGTTGTAGGTCATCTTTTCTCCTTTATGCATGTTTGCGAATTAGTTCTTTTTGAAATATTCTACTTACTATAGCACTCTTTGATCTACCATGACTATTTGCTATCGTAGAAATAGCTGCAGATACTTCATCCTTTAATAACTGATCTTCATTCTTTGACCAGTATTGACCAGCCTGTTCAAGGTTTGATTTTATCTCATTTAATATATGAGAGTGGTCTATCAACCTAGTAGTCCTCTTATCTAATTCTAGTTGCATCAATCTCTCATGATGTTTATCTATTAGATATTCAATATGTTTGAATCTTTCATTGAAGACTTCCTGAGCCACTATCTTAACCAGATGCGTAATTGAATTACTTTTTTCTCTAGGCATGTTAGTTTCCTCCTCCATATTTATTTATAAATTTTGTTACTAAATTATTGACATTCATGTTAATTCTCCTTTACTCCAATAAGCCTATAATCATAAACCCTCATGTCTTCATCGAAAGCTCTTTCAACAAAGATTTCAACGGTTTTAGAAGATCTTACTTCTAACACCTTTAGCCTTTTCTCAACGCTGTGGATATAAGATGCAAATGTCCAAATAGCAAAGATTAGCATCAAGATAACAGCTATTGCACCTATTGTATTTTTCATTTCCACTTCCTTTCATCTATCTTAACCATAAGCCAGATAATAACAAAAGCAGCATAGATTTTTGTGATTAGGTCTATAGCTTCCATCATTCCTCCTTTATCCAAGAGCCATCCAAGCCCAGAAGTATCCAACGACCACTCCAAATAAGAATATAATAATAATGTTTAGAAATTTGTCTAAGATGGTTGGTTTAAAATCCGGTTCGGACATTGTTATCACCTCCCTATCTATAATTCTTGATGAACGATAATAATCTTTCGAACTCATTTTCGATGATAATGTTGTAATCTATTAATGCAGAAATATATCCTTCACCCCAATCGCAGTTAAATTTTGTGTTATAGTTTATATCTAAAAGTTTATGTTCGATGATTGTAACGATGTTTGTAGATGTTATATACCATTTAGCGTCTCTGTTGTATATGCGACCCATAGATTTTAACCGTGATAGAAGTCCGCTGACTATATTCTGTTTAAGTTTCATAATATTTACAACTTGCGAACATTTAATACCGTTACTCGATGCAACGATATTGTAGATATGATCTGTTTTTGTTGGATAGTGTGTCATTCCGATTTCACCTCCTTCCATATTATAGAGCTATTGTATCACAAATATTGTTATTTGTCAAGCCATCTTTTGGTTATTTTGAAAAAGATTTTCTTCTATGGTAATTAAATTACCAAAGCGGAGTTTTCAGCTTGTTGATGGCTATAAACTTTTTAAGATCGGATGCTACAAATACAACAGTTCTTTCACCAATTGTCTCGAGTGCATAGGATATTAAATCATCTTCTGATAACTCTGGTTCTAATCGTTGTAATTGCTTAAGAATAGATCGTGCTTTAGGTGTTAAAGTCATTTTGTTCTCCTTTGGCTAGATAGTAATTCCTTCGTCTTCGCAATACATCTTAACACATCTTACAATCATGAAATCATCTTGATTGTTTTCTTGTCCATAATTATTCTCCTTTGGTTAGTAAGAGGTAGTTATGTTTATCAAATCTACACTCTCGTAGTAGTTTGACCAAATGCTCCAAATCACTCGGAAGCATGGATCTGAGTTCTTCCTCAACATTCTTCATCGCATCATCATGTTTCTGTTTAAACTGTTCAAAGTCTGTTGCCATAGTTATCTCCTTTGACTGTAAGATGGTTAATCCGGATTACAATCTGCCATATGTTTGACCGACATATCCGACTATAACTTCATCATCTTTTAATACTATATCCACTGCCTTTGAGATCATCAAATTAGCATCGAATACATAGTCATCTCTATCAAGAATAGATAGTTCTAATTTAGCTTGCTCAATGATAAGATCCAATGCTCGTCTGATCTCTTTCTTATCCATAACTATTCTCCTTCCTTGGGCGAAGCCCAATGTTATCGTTGTTAGCATTGTTATCGTTGTTACCGTTGTTACTGATGGTATGGCCCAATTCCAAATTATGGTTACCATAGTTGGTTCTGGTTTTGGAGAAGAGAGGAGAGTAGTATATATAAAATTTTTTTTAAGACTAAAACCCTCCCTTCTTTTGAAATCCTCTTTGGTAACCACAATTTGGCCATTGGCCACCCCATCGGTAACATCAATAACATGGATAACATCAATAACAATGGTAACATTTAAACTACTTATGTCGGATGTAGATTGGTACTGTAGCGTTTGCAGCGATTATGATTGTGCCTTCTGGTAAAGTTTCCAAACTCTCTTTCTCTTCAAAGTACTGAACATATGGCTTGTTACATACCTTAGTCATAAGAATAACATGATAGCCATAACCTTTATCAGGAAACATATTCGGTTTGAACTTCTCCATAGATCTCACCTCCCTTATGTTTATTTAATAGATACCTAACAACGGCTAGCCGGGTTAGTTATTCTGCTTCGTCAAGTAATTCCTCGAACTTGGCTTGTGATTCTTCAACACTAATACCGTGTTTTGTTGCATAGACCTTAACGATCTCATTATCATCAAGACCCCAACCGGACAATGTTTCGTGAAGTTGCATGTAGGTCATTACTGCCAGATGATCGTCGACCCGAGTTTTACCGATTTCATTCCATCGGATTTCATATCCATCAGACCCGAATTTTAACAACTGGGCAGGTGTCATAGCCCTCAACATAGTCTGAATCCTAACCCGATCGGATTGACCTGATGTAACCCGAGCGATCAATTCACCTTCGGATATACCGTCATAATCTATGGATATGTCGATCTTGACCGAGAATCCATCTGGCAACTTGCCACCGGCTACGTTTACGTTATTAAGATGTTTTATCATGGCTAGTCTCCTTTCTGGTTTCGGCTAGCCATTGTTAGGCATCTATTCACATGTTGGTACGGTCTGATCTAATTGGTCGCGCCCCACCTTTGCAGGTCCGGTCGCCCTTCCTTAGACCCATGCTCCGATTCAGATTGTCAAAGAACAAATGTTTCTGTTTTTGATTTCATTATATAATAATAAAATGATATGTCAACCTACATTTGGTAAATAAGATATTAATAAATCTGGTTTATGAGGGTTGGGTATATATAGAAAACCGATGGGGAAGATGTTTTTGAAAAGCCCTAGCACTACCACTTTCACACTTCTCCCAAAATTTTAACATCCCCACAATTATGTGTGTAACAATCATCTTTGTTAATTTAATTACCATAGCGGAGTAAGACCTAACGACAAAACACACAATTCCACATTGACATCTTTGTTGATTTGTGGTATAATGGGTGTTATCAATAGGAAAGGAGGAATATGGCTCAGCCACAAGAAAAGTATTATGATCCGGATCGAGGTCCTGATTTACGAAAGAAACATCCGATGATACGAACAACTGCTTCTGGCCGGTGGAATGTTTCTGAGATGTGGGAGATCCACCATGAGATAGCCCGATTAATCCTCCTTGGTTGGAAGAATGTTAATATAGCAGAAAAACTTAACTGCTCTCCTCAAATGGTTTCCAATGTTAGAAATTCCCAAGTAGTAATAGATAAGCTTGAAATAATGAAAGGTGCGAGAGATGCTGATACTATAGATCTTTCT